CCACTTGTAGTGCTCGGCCTGCATGATGTACCACAAGTTCTTCTGGTATGCATCCGAGGTCTTGTCTGTACCGGCCTCGGCCTTGCGCCACCAATTGGGCTTGAAGGTGTCAAGGATGGACTCAGTGGGGCCGAACGGCAGAATACCAAGCTGGGTATACATGTCGGCGATCTTCGGATCGCCGTTAGCGTCCAGCGCGGTAAACGGCAGATGATTGGCCGCGATCTGTACGTAAGGTCCTGCCCCTACCGGAAGCGGCCCGTCACCATGGTTCAGGATGATCTCGGCCGTGGACATCGGAATGTCGAACCTGGCGCCCTCCTGCTCATAGATCACCTTACCGTTCTTGTCCCGCATCGGCTCTCCAGTAGTCGGGTCAAGCTTGGCGACCTTACCGCCGGTCCCGAGAAACTTGGAGATGGCCTTGCCGCCGAGATACTCCGGCACCTGCACGGTGATGTGCCTGTCGGAATAGTCGACCAGCCGCTTCTCTCCTGTTATCGGATCGGTGACCGTTCCGTCGGGAGCGACCCTGTTACCAGAAGAGTCGGTGACGATACCGGCGCGTGCGGGCGCGCCGTATACCTGAGCAATGCGGGGGAGTATGTCAGGCTTGTCGGAGATGATCCGAGCCCAGCGATTCCAGCTCTCCTGCTGGGCACCGAAGAACGCTCCGAACTGGCGCAGCATGTGAGACATCTTCGTCTCGTAGTCCATGGTGAACGTGTTCTTCTTGACGTCCTGAAGAGCGCGCTGACGGGCAGCGCTCTGCATCTGGAGCCGAAGATCCTCAGTCATCCTGGACTCGCCACGCTTACCAGCGGCGGTCATTAGGTCCTTCAGATGGACGTTGTACCGCTGAGCGAAGAGAGGATTCCTGAGCAGGAACTCCTGCGGCAACTGGCCCATAAAGTGGTACCACTTGCTCATACCGTTGTCTATCATCTGCATGGCCTGGTGCGACCCACGGGCATAGCTCAGCGCCTGAGCGTTGACCAGGGGCCGAGCATCCATCGGAACAGCCTTGAGCATGTCGTCAGTGACTTCGCCCTTAGAGGCCGCGAGCCTGAGAGCATCCCCGTCAGGGAAGGCAGGGTTAACCCACTCATCGATCTGAGCGGTAACCCGCTCCACAAGCTGATCATTCGGAAGGTGTCGAGCCTGCGGATGGCCACGTAGATAGTCGCGACCGGCCGGAGTGCTGAGCCAGTGCTCAAGCTGCTGTGGAGTCTTGCCCTTGAGGTAGTTCACCGCAAGAGCATCATTCGCCACCTGCTGATTCAGGATCTTCTTCCACTCGTCCAAGTGGAAATCTTCCCCATGCTTAGCCGGGGAGATCTGAGTCCACTCAAGGCGACGCAGCCGGTTCAGGTAGGAGTCCGAGGCAGAGCCCATCATGTTCCGGTAGTTGTGCTCGCCGGAGGCCAGATCCTTAAACAGTCCACCTTCTGCCCCGCCATAAGCGGGGTCAAAGACCTGTCGCCCGATCTTCTGGTTCTTCGTGGCCTGACCACCTTTGACCAGAGCATCGAAGTCGGCATGGTCAGACCTGGCCTGAGCCAGGTCGTCAAGGTTGGTGTTCAGCTGATCGGTAAGTGGACCAATGTCACCCGTGCGCCCTTCGTGCCTAGCAAGGGCGAGGTCATCTTCGATGACGCGGTTCGCATTCTCCAGATCCTGGATATGGATCTCCACGTTGCCCCTGGCTACCATGGCATTCTCGAGCTTGCCCTCGGGGGTCATCGCGCGACGAAGTGTGCCGAACGAGTACTTGCCACCCTGAAGCGCACGGCTCATCATGGCTGCACCGCCGAACCTGGCAACCTGCCCAAGGGCATCGTCGGACAGGGCCCGAGGGCCGTAGCCCAGACGGAACAGCTGAGAGAACTTCCAGATCGAGTTGACGTAGTCGGACAGGCCGACAGCCTGCTGCCACTTGTCCCCCGCCTGAAGGAAAGCCTTCTGCCAGGTAGACCCCTCGGCCTGAATGGCCTTCTGGTACAGCTTGAAATCCATCATGACGTGGTTGTTCGCCATCTGGCTCCGCAGTAGCGGAGCTACAACGGTCTTACCTCCGTCAGGGGTGATCTCGTCTACGCGGATCTGAGTCCCAGGGAGGTTAGGGTTCTCCACCGTAGCGGTACCGTAAGCCTCCTCGCGGATGGAACTCTGTGCGGCGGCCCTCTTGGACGCAACCTCCTTGTACAGACCCTGAGCAACCTCATTAGAGATCTCGTCAGGAGTGCCAAGAAGACCATTCTTCAGGTTATGCCGATCAACAATGTTCTTGGCGACGTCGCTTTCGATGTCCGTTAGAACTGCCGCTCGCCCCTCCTCCGGAGCCTCCAGGAACCGAGAGACATACATGTTGCGAGCGGCAGGCGTAAGACCCTTGACCTGCATGAGACTGGCGTCCAGCTGGCGCCAGCCATCCCTGTCGTGGATATCCACGAAGTGGCTGGGCTTGATGTCGTTGTACGTGTGAGCAAGCTTGACAACGCCGCCCAGGCTAAGGCTGTAGATGTTGTTGGTCTGAGCGGAAATGAAGTTGCCGCCCTTGAAGGGCGTCCACGTGCGAGACGCGTCAAACACGCCGCGAGCCTTCAGGCCAGCGGGGGAGGTGATGGCGTTGAAGTTCATGTTACCGATAACGCCGAACGCCTTGAGCTTGTCCGAAACAATCTGACGGTCACGATCCAGTCCAGCGATCTGCTGGCTCTTAAGGTCCATCAGAGCCTTCACGCGCTGACCGAACGGAGACACCTGCTGTGCAGGCGACAGACCGGAGTAGTAGTTGCCGATCGAGGAGACTCGCTGGTTAAGCTCGTCTACCTGGAATGCAAGTTCAGAGTTCTGGAACTTCAGGGCCTCTCGCGCACCCGGGTCACCCATGGTGACTCGAAGAACGTTAGCAACCTCTGTCTTGTCGGTTGCCTGGGCGAGCAGCCTTGCGGCTGCCGGACCGTTAGCGCTCTTGCTGAGCGTGGGCACGCTTCTGGTGAGGACAGCGGCAGCCGTGTCGGGGTTGGCCGCCTTGACGCTCATGATGTGGTCGGTCAAGCTCTCGAACTGGGACTTCTGGGAGAAGTTCTCCCAGGCCAGCCTGTTGACCTGCTCCTCACTAAGCGAGGCGTTGACACCCTTGACCGCACGCTCTTCCCGGGCGATCGCAGGAGCGATCGGCCTGGTGTACTTAGCGCCCTTCAGGGCGCCCAGCGTCTTGCCCGCCACAACCAGAGGGTCGGCATACCACGATACGGCGAAGTCTGTGGCACCAGTTACGTACTTGGCGGCGCCCTGCCCGAAGTATTCCTGACTGCGAGTCTTGATTCCGAACGGGTCGTTAACCGTGGGCGTGTCTCGGTACTGGCCCTTCTTTTGAAGGGCTGTGTCATGAGCGATCTGATCGGGGCTGATACCCCGATCCTTCAGCTCCTTGTTGTTGAGGCCGAGCATCCAAATAGACTGCCCTGGAGACACATTGTGCGAGTAGTGCCAATAGTCCTTGAAGGCATCCCACTCGCCCTCTTCGCCAATGTAGTTCGGTCGACCGTAGATGGCAGAGTGGGCAGCCATGGCAACGCTGGAGACAGCGGGAGAGATGGTGGCAGAGTACACCTGATAGATCTTGGATCCGATCCACTCGATCGGCTTGAAGATCGGAGAGTTCAGTATGCCGCCCTGCTGAGCCTCGCGCTGCTTCTTAAGCTCCTCGAGCTGGGCCTGCGTGATGGCAGAATCGGGCTGGGTCATGTCAATACCCATGCGGCCCCAGTACTGGAAGAGCTGAGCCCTCACATTGCCGGGCAGCTGATCGGTCGTACCGAGCCCGTCGATGATCCCGTTGGAGATAGTCTCCATGTCCTTCTGGGATGCCTCGCCTGCCATTAGACCTCCACGGTGCCCTCTTCATCATAATAGGGCGATAGGCCAGAGCCTAGGAGGCTCTTGGCTACATCGTTCGTCTGGATCCTGTCCAGAGGATTGTTTGCCAGTTCTACGCCAGTGATCGGTGCGTCCGTGAAGGACATCGCCAGGGCACCCATGTCATCGAACCACTGACCACCATACTGATATTCGAGATCGCTCATTGGCCAGCCTTGACCTGTCGCAAGTAGTTGCGCATGGCCCAGGAAGCTCCAGGCTGATTGGCCATGAACTGGAGCACCGGCATCCAGTCGTTGAGGCGCTGAAGGTCCTCACTCCTCTGATCTGCCAGGTTGAGAGCTTCCACGCCTGGGCCCGCCCCGGAGGCGGCGCCCGAAGTCACAGGCACATCAGGCTGAGTAGTCCCCTGGGAGAAGGGAACGACCCGAGAGGCAGCATCCCCGAAGAGATCGTTGAAGTTCATCCCCTGAACGTTGACCTCTTGGGGCTGCTGCATTCCCTGCTGGGCTGCCTGGTACTGAGCCTGCTCACCATAGCCAGCATCGGGCAGGCTACGGTTAGCTTGGCTCACGGCCTTGTCGGTCCGCTTGCTGAACTGGCCGGGGCCAGAAACCTCTGCCATAGCCTACCCTCCGCTCACTTAGGCATGTGCTTGTCGGTACCCCGAGTAAGGCTGTCCGGATCGAACTGACCAGACGTGATAGGGCCCTGATCGGTCCATCCGTGACCGCTTACCGAGACCTCCTGGTTAAGGCGGTCGGGGCCGATGTTGCCATCCTGGTCGTAAGCAGACAGCTCGGGAGCGTCGATCATGCGACCCTTCTCCGAAGACCAGACGCCATCCGGACCGTGATCACCGGCGAACCAGCCACCACGGATGTTGCCTTCGTGGCCAGAGCCACTGTGAGTCTGAGTAAGACCCATGTCATCCTCCTATGATGTGTATCAGATACCAAGTGGCGAAGGTGATCCACGCCACCGAGAAGACGATCTTACCCGCCTTCGTTCTGGTGTGGAACCATGTGCGAGTGCGCTCGGAGAGCGTGTCACCGTTCTTCTTGTTCAGAATGGTGTACGCCTCATACGCGACGCCCGCTCCAAAGAGCGTGCTCCATACGATGTTGGAATCCATCAGACCGGCTGCTGCCTTCTTGTCTGTGCGCCCATGGTGGCCTGGCCCTTAGAGTTGAGGCCAGAGAGGAGGGACATTAGGTCCCTCCCCTGCTGTTGTCCTGCTTGGGGTGTAACGCCTGCCATATTGGCTTCTGCGGCCCCTCCAGCCCCTCCGGGTCCTCCAGGTCCACCGGGGCCCTGCCCACCGCTCAAAGCGGCTTCCAGGGGGCTCATCGCTTGGGCTTGAGCCGGTTGCTCCTTGGGCTTGAATACCTCAAGGACGGCATCGTGAACAGCCTTCCCCTTCTCTCGAAGCTCGATGAGCTTAGCCACCTTCTGGAGTTCAGGGACGGGATCAAACTGTCCCTGAGCCTGTAGGGCCATCTGCGGGATGGCCTGCATGTAACCCATGACGCCCTGCTTGAGGGCGTCCGTGAACTGCTCGTTGTCTATCTGCTGCTGCATCTGGACAACGTCGATGTTCATGGGCAGCTGTCGCTGGAAGAAATCGCGGGAGATGAGCTGGTCACCGCGAAGCTGAAGTAGCCCCACGATCGCCCTTGCGGGATCTTGGCCAGCGGCAAACCCGTAGGTAACGTCAACGGTGTAATCTCCGTCGATGTCCTTGGAGGGAAGGTAGGTCTCCTCGAAGGGACTTCCCTGCACCGTGCCGCGTATAGTCTTCTTCTCTGCGCCCCATAGCTTCTCGTCCATCTCGAAGGCCAGACCGATAGCGATGCGGAGTGCCTCTCCGATCACAGACTGGCCGGTCGTGATGACCGTGTTGAATCCACCCATCAGGGCCTGGACTCCACGACCGGTGATGATCGAGGCATCCATGTTGCCCGAGCGAGCTTCGGGAGTTCGAGTCCCTGTGCGCAGCTCCTGTTCGAGAACCTGCGACTCTTGCATCGGGGCCACGTTGTTGGCCAGGCCTACACGCTGGATCTTCTCGGGATGATCTGTGCGGATCAGGGCGTCGTCGCCGAAGGTCATCTTCTGGACGTCGCGGGGAACGGCTAGGGGAGCACGAGTGTTCTTCTCCGCAGCCTCCAGGCCGAGGAGAGCCATACGGCTCTTGGCGAGCTGCACCCAGATGGCATCATCGAACGCGCCTCGAATCTCGCTGTCATATCCGGGACGCTTGCCAATAGAGATATAGATCCTGCCCAGTGGGTTCTCCATGCGGTCAACAACTTGGTTGCCGTGCTGCGGCAGGTACATGATGATCTGCTCGTCATCTACGTACTTGATGACCTCGATCTCACGCTCCTGCCAGCCAGCATCGGAACCCCTGG